GGTTTAATGTTAACGTTTCTCAGAATTCAAGACAACCACGTTATACATTTAGGAAAGTGATTAATTTTGGCACATTGCCAAATGCAACTACTAAAAGTGTTGCTCATGGAATACCTGTAAACTCTAATTATATTTTTACCAGAATTTACGGAAATGCAAATAATGGTACTTTCTGGATTCCATTGCCTTATGTTAATTCAGCTTCCAAAAATGCTGATATAGAATTATTTATTGATGCAAACTATGTAAATATAGTTACAGGGGTTGATCGTACGAGTTACACACAGTGTTATGTTATATTGGAGTTTATCAAGGGATAGATTGACATAGATGTAGAAAGGAATATATAATTCCTCCGTAGAGAGGTTTTATGAGAAAAAAAATAGAAATAGGTAGAGTATATAACTCAATAATTATTGTTGAAAAAATAGTGAAAGGAAAATGGAAATGTAAATGTAAATGTGGCAACTTTTTAGAAGTTTCTTCTTCAAATTTGCCTAACACAAAAACTTGTGGATGTTCAAAAAGAAAACAAAATGAAATTTATTTAGAAAAAAGAAAAATGCAATTTTTAAAAAAGATTAAAGTGATAAAAACATGTTGGGAATGGCAAGGATTTATAAATAAATTGGGATATGGAACTACATCTTTAAGAAGTAAATTTATTTTAGCTCATCGTTTGGCATGGATTCTTTTTAAAGAAGAAATTCCAAAGGAAATACATGTGTGTCATACATGCGATAATCCGTTGTGTGTAAATCCAGATCATCTTTTTTTAGGCACTCATCAGGACAACATGAATGATATGTTTATGAAAAATCGTAAATCTCATAAAGGTGAGAATCATCCGAGATCCAAATTGTGCGAAAAAGATATCAATGAAATATTTAAATTAAGAAAAAATGGATGGACTCAAACAAAGATCGCTGAATTATTTGGAGTTTATCAAACTGTAATTAGTCGAATTTTAAACAAAAAGTTATGGTCTCATATTAAAGGATAGGTTTATATGGCTGGTTTTTTCAGCAAATTAGCTCAAAATGGATTTTTAGGCGGGGCGGTGGGAGCATATGCCACTAATAAAAAATTCAGAGGTGGCGTGAATGATTTCCTTTTTGGTACTGAATCAGAAATGAATCCTTACAACCAAGATTCATTATCGTCTCTACAAGAACTATTGCAAGGAGGAGGACTTCAGGGAAATGATTTATATGGTTCTGGACAATCCTATCTTCAAAATCTTTTAAATGGAAGTCCGCAAGCTTTTCAAAACTTTGAAGCTCCTTATTTGCAAAACTTTCAACAGAACATTGCCCCGGGCATCGCAGAACGTTTCGCTGGTGCTGGAACTGGTGGAGGAGCGATGAGTTCTAGTGGACTTAATCAAGCCCTTGCGCAAGCGGGTAGAAGCCTTCAAACTGATTTAGCAGGACTTAGGTCAGGATTACAAATGCAGGCGCTTCCACAGGCTTTAAACTATGCACAGCAGCCAATTCAAAACAGATTGAATGCAGCAAGTCAAATCCCTGGTCAATATTATGAACGACCTGGACAACCTGGATTTTTGCATACTGCGGGACCTGCAATAGCAAGCGCTGCTGCTAATTATTTTGCTCCTGGATCAGGTGCTTTATTTTCAGGGGGGGGAGGAGGAGTCCAACGAGCTGGTGGTGGAGGAATAAGCCCAGGGGGATTTGGTGGTCAAGGGGGAGGCATAAGAGGTGCTTTACCAGGTTTTAATTCTAGTTTAAGCTATGGGAGATATTAATCATGGTTCATGTTTCCACACCCAGACCTTCTTTAGGGGCAGCATTAGGACAAAGTGTTAATCAAGTTTTAACTCCTAGATTTGAACAGCAGTACCAACGAGGATTGACTCAAGAAGCTTTGCAACAAGTGAGGGGTATTGGAAATAATCCTAATGCTTCTCCTTTTGACTTAGCTAGTTCCTTGATTTCTGCAACTGCTGGTATACCGGGAGCTGAAAGATATGTAGGTCAACTTTTTCCTGTTTTAATGAAAGAATTACAAGCTAGACAAGCTCAGAATGTTAATTATGGACCGCAAGAAAGAGCACCAGAAAGACAACAATTCAACCAGGAAAATCAACCGATACAAGTTCAGCAACTTCCTGCATTTGGAGCCAATAGACAACAAATGCAACAAAATCAATTCTTTCCTTCAAACATTGGTCCTAATCAAGAACCAGGTAATTTGCCTCAAGCAGCCACAGAAGGAAAGGTCCGACCTGTTTTAGATTTACCCGCTTTACGGAATGAAGGAAAAAGAATTGCTAGTGAATCAACAAGAGAAGGTATCCCCATGACTCCTACGGAGGGCTACCAGATTGCAAAAGAAAACAATGAAGAAAATAAGCTTTATAACGCTAACGTTGAAAAAGAAACACAGGCTAGACGATCAAGTCAAAGAGAATATGGTAATATTGCTGTTGAAAAACTTTTAAAAGTTCTTCCTGGTGCTACCGATGAACAACAAGCATATTTTAAGAGAAAAGGAGAGGAAGTAGCTGGAAGATCTCAAAGCGAAGCCGATACAGAAAGAACTCTTGCAAAAGAAGCGACAAAATTCAAAAATACTTTGAGCAATATTGAAAATGACCTTCCCCCTGCACGTACATATAATAAAATATTTCAAGAGACTTTAGGTACGGGAAAAGACTATGAAAAAGCAAAAAATGATCTTCGGTTAAAATTAGATCCACTTTTGAAAGAAGGTCTTTATGATACAGCTAGAAATCTACTTTCCAAGTTAGGATACTATCCTGAAGAAAGAGAAGGAATCATTACAGATTTAGGAGAAGGAGCCTCCAAGGCTGTAAGTGAAATGCCTCAAATAAAAAAGATCCAGAGGTTAAAACCTCTCAAAGAGGGAGAACTTTTCACACATGAAATGGAAAATTTCTATACTCCTCAGCAACATGCTCAAGTCAACGATGCATTGAAAAAAGCTTTAAGTTCCGATCCTTCAGCAAATCTAATCTTGTTGAGAAGAGAATTTGAAAAAAAAGGTGTGGACTGGAGAGAATTTAAGGATAATCTTAATGAACTCATTCAAGGAGAGAATTTTTCTTTAAATGATGATCAATTCAATCAACTCCGGACTCTCGATCAACCTCCCTTGAATAACCTTGAAAAAATCTTGCACGGACTAAAGTTAATAGGTAGATAAAGTTAATAGGTAGATAATGATTCCTTCAGTTTTTAAAGCATTGAAATCGGGATTTTCAGCAAAGACTATCTTAGACTTCTTCACTAAGAAAAATCCCCATCTTGCTAGTAAGATAAATTCAGCTTTATCACTAGGATATAGTGCTGATTATGTCCTCAAACACCTTACTGGTGGTAGGGGAGACTATGAAAACGCCGATTCAACATTAACCGAAAGCGAACAAACTCATAACGTTGATGCGCAAAGAAAAAAGACTATTGGCACTAATACGGCTTTAGCTGTGGCAGCTCCGCTGGGTGCCTATGCCCTTCAACGCGCTATTCCACAAGCAGTTCAACAAGTTGCACCGCAATTAGCGCAACAGGCTGTTTCCCCTGTTCAAACCCCTATTACCCCTATTGCTGAACAAACTCCAGGAATTGCGCCAAATCCTGCACCAATCGCGCAACAAACACCGGCTATTGCGCCAGTTAATCCTAACATTCAAGTTGCTCAAAATATCCTAAACAAATCTCCTGTAAAGCAGTTTATAGATAAAGCTTTGACTATGAATCAAAGTTCTGATGATGTGGCAGCTGCTGCTCGAAAGATTCATCCTAAAGAAGTGGGAGCGATTGAGAAAGTTGCTAAGGTTCCCTTAGAGGAAATCATAAGAGATCTTAAACCAGAAACTCCAAATGCCCAAGAAAAGCAACTGCAGTCACAAGAACGCCAGAATGTGGAATCGATTGGCCAAGAATTAAATCAGGTCAATAAATCGCCTGAAAGGCCAAAAGAATTAGAAACAGAAGGCAATCTTGCCCTAATGCCAAACGGAGATCTTGGAGAAATCCAATCCGTCAAAAATGGCATAGCAAAGATGAATGTCAATGGAATAGAAAGACATCGTAAATATGAAGATCTTGAAACACTTCCGATTACTCAACCTGATATTGCAGATCTATATTCTAATTTGGTTCAAGCAATACCTGAGGAATTGAGATCTAGTGTGATTAACTTTGCGGGATATGATGCAGATTTTAACGAATTAGCTTTTCGACCTCATAATGGAGCATTATATATTTATAAAGATATTCCTCTTGATTTTGCGGATAAACTTAAAAATTCAATGTTTAAAGCCAAAACAACTGGAGAAAATTTCTATGGGGCATGGGGTGAAGGAGAAGGGTCTAGATTCTCAGGTCTTGGACAATTAATCCGAGATCTTCAAAAACAATATGGCGGTAAGGGGAAAGAATACACACGAAAATATCAAACGATTTATGATTTCCTTGGAGCTCCTGAAGCAGCCAAAAAAGCCAAACATAAAAAAGAAATTGAAGAAAAGAAAGCCTCCAAACAAAAAGATAAAGATGAAAAAAAGAAAAGAAAAAAAACCATCTGAAGATATGATTAAAATTCTATATGCGTTAATAGGATTGGGAAAGAAAAAAAGTAAGAAATCTTAGGATTTTCTTTTTTCTTCAATGGCACATAATCTCATTTTAAATTCTTGATCTTGAAGAGCAAGCCGAGTATGAAAATCTCTCATTTCTTCCTTAATTTCATTATGAATTTCTCGTATGAGTTCCCGATTAGCTTGTAAAGTCGCATCCATATGTCGGATATCTGATCGATTTTCAGATCTATTCCATAACCATAATCCGCCCACTCCTAAACAGAAAACAACAAATTGCGTCCAGTCCATTATTTCTTTCTCCATACTATTTTTGATACCTTTCCCTCTTCCTTTGTTATAGCCTCAAGATGATATTCAGGATCTCCAAATCCTAATTCTTCATCTGACATTTCTTCAATCTTTGAAGTAATATCCCCGATAGTTTCATTGTCAGATACTTCCATATCAAGAGTAGCGTATTGGATTTTTTTCAGGACGTGCTTATATTTTTTCATTTTTTGTTACGTTCTTCAATAGAACACAGTCTATTATGAAAATCTCTTGTTTCATCATAAATAGCTCTTACAAGTTCCCTAGTTGCTTCTAATTTTATATCCATGTGGCGAATATCAGCTCTAGATTCGGCTCTATTCCATAGAAAAAGAGGAACAATTAAGGCAAAATTTGCTACAATTAAAGCTAAAACTGGTCCCCATACTTCCATAAAATTTCTCCTTTTTCTTAAGTTTATCATATTTATCTCCTGGCAACCAGACATAATTTTTCCTTTAATTTTGGTGAAATTAAACCACTCCTTTCGTTAGCCTGTATTCAAATATTTACTTGATAGTAAATATTAACTGACATAAGCGCATGGAGGCGTATCATGACCGGAAAAAATCCTTTAGGGCAAAACAAAGAATCTCAAGCTTATGAAGGCATAAATATTATTGTGCCCGTAGGTGGATGGCAATTTGTCAAATCAAAATTGGATCCTACGACAAATAATACAAAATTTCCATTAGGTACATTGTGGCTTAATACTGTAACAAGAAATGTGTGGATATTAACCTCAGTTCCTGGACTTTGGACTCAAATTGGAACTACTTTGAGTTTTACAAATTCTAGATTGACAATTCTTCCAACAATCAATTCTATTCCCGTAATGTCTGCAAGCACAGGTGGAACCGCTGCTGTCACGATTAATACCGCAAATGTCTGGTCTATACCACAGTGGGGTGGATATTTTGAACAATATAATACCACGGTTTCTAGTGCTATCGCTCCTACTTTAAGCACAACCGCAGGGAATGGATTAAATATTGATACAATCGGAGGAGCAGCTTCTAAAACAATTGAAATTACTGAAGGAAATTCAGTAAATTCTAAAAATGCATTCGTCACAGGTACATCAGCCGCTTTTTATGTTCAAGCCTCCTTTAATGTAGCGATTATTGCCGACGTTACGGATTTATATGTAGGATTTAGAAAAGTACAAGCCTATCAAGCTACCGTTCCAGCAGGATATACAGACTATGCAACTATGGGAGTTCACGGGATTTCTGGATTGTTAGAATCTCAAACCCAAGTCGGTTCAGGAGGTAATATAATTACGAGTTCCACTCAATCGATTACCGCTGCAACGACATTTACGATAAGAGTCAATGTGAATGCTGCGGGTGTTGTGACATATCTTATTAATGGAGCTGTCCCATCCGCCTCAGCGGCATATACTTTCACCAGTGCTTCGACGGTTATTCCTTATATTATCTATACCACGCCTGCCGGTGGACATGCTGAAGTAGACCTAGTTAATTATCAATGCGGATTCCAATAAGGAGTAAATATGACGACTAGGCTTTTAAAAAGACAAGTCCGAACGATTGCGGGATCATCCTTAACAACCTCCAACCAGAACGTTGGATCCATTGTAACTATTGCAGGATATAAAGTTTCCATAGTTAATGCGACCACAACAGATGTGAATATTTCTGATGGCACTCCTTCGGATGCTTACTATATTCCGGCAGGTAGCACCCTTTCTATTGGAGAAGGAATCCCGGGTGGTCCTCAACAGGAAGATAAACAAGCATCTGAACCTTCTCAAACACAATTTCAAGCTAAATTGCCTTCGGGATCAGCTGGCACAGGAACTTTAATCATCACCGTTTTGGGGTATTGATTATGACAATATATTCAAGTCTTAATAGCGCCACCGGTATTGTTGGGATAATAGGCCCAGCAAATGGGGGAACTGGCGTTGCAAATCCGACAGCTAATAGTATTCCAGTTGCCGAAGGATCTTCTAATTTTCAATTTATTGGTCCTCCCTCTCAAATAGGAACTCTTGAATGGTTTAATGGTGTTCCTCAAGCAAGCACAGCCTCAAATAGATATCGTTTCTATGATGACATGAGCAGTGCAATGGAATTCGATATCCATGTCACAGGAACAGGCGCCGCGGCTGCTCCAGCTTCTCCTATTGATAATGCTCATGCCGGATTAATTGAAATGCAGGTGGGCACAACGAGTACAGGAAATGTTAGTGTAAGTCTTGGAATTGGTTCCACTCCGGCAGTTGTTTTGGGTGGTGGCAATTTATATTTTGAAACATGTTTTAATATTCAAACTTTAGCCACCACGGCAGTTGATGATTATACTCTGTATCTTGGAATACATGATGGATGGGTTTTCACAAATCCTCCTAATAATGGATTTTACTTTACATATCTTGTAAACACTTCGGCCAATTGGCTTATCAATAGTGCCAATGGGGGAATTAGAACAACAACCACTTCCTCCACAGCAGTATCTACTGGATGGACACGTCTAGGAATTTCTTACAATTTAGGGACTACAACAGCCACGTTTTTTGTCAATGGAGTATCGATAGGTACCATCAATACAAATATTTCTACTAATGCTATAGGCCCTACCTGGACAGCTTTTAAAACGGTCGGTACAACCAATCGTATATTTTATATAGATTATGTCGATCTCATGATAGATTTTACTACTCCTAGGTAATATGACGACTAATTCGGATAGTTTTCGTAATGTAACAAGATATTTAGGTCAAGATTATCGTTTTGCTCCTTCTTATCTTCGACCAAGAGATCCTCTTAATGGTACTGACGGAACTCCTTTTACTTCTCCAGACATTAGACCAAAAGAACAAACGGGATATTATCCAATTGGTAGCTTTTGGATTAATACCACTCAATCTAATAGGATTTGGGTCGTTACTCAATATGGATTAGATGCTAACACTCAAACTTGTGCACATTGGGAATTATTAGAATCTTCGGGTATTACTGGAGTTGAACAGTTTTTATTGCCGGATACAAATATCATCACCCCTAGGGGGATTCCTCCTCAGATTGTTTTCACTCAAGGAACAGGGATACAAATCACGCAGGGTATTAATAATCATACTATTAATATTGCTGCAACTGGAGTAGGAGGAGCTATAACAGGAGTACACCCTGATGCTCATACTGCCCCCGGAACTGATCCTGTTTTGCCTGACGGGAGCGGAAACATAAAGATTGAGGGTGGAACTACTTTTACCACGGGAACGCAAGCAAATCCCATTCGAACAAATAGCCTTGCAGCCAATACAATAGATTTACAAATTCAGCTTGCCGGATCTAATGCAGCAGTTTCAACAGCCAATGATTTTGGAGTAGCTCAATTTGATGCTAATATGTTCACCGTTACTTCTGGATTCGTTCAAGTTAAAAATTCTGGAAACACAGGGGTTGTCACTGAGCTTATAGGAGATGACTCTCTTGCAGTAGTTCCAGCCGCAGGAACGGGAGCGATAACATTAGATGGAGTTACAGTAACCAATGCAACACATGCAAAACCTGTATTTTTTAAGAAAAATGCTACAAACACAGAAGAATTAGATGTTCAAGTAACAACAACAAGCACATCGGCAGCAAAAAATATTAATAATGCTGGATTGGCAAGTTTTGATAGCACTGATTTTACTGTTGATTCCGCTACAGGTTTTGTTTCTCTTACTGGTGGGGCAAGTTCAGCAATTCAGACTTTGACAGGTGATACAGGAGGGGCCGTAAGTCCTACGGGTTCTCCAGAAAATATAAATATTTCAGGAGCTACCACAACTTTTGTAACGGGAAATCCTGGGACTCATTCTTTAAAAACAGAAGTTGTTTCTACTCTAAATACTTTTCTTTTAGGACAAGGAGCAACAACGCCATCGACTACCATCGGTCCTTTAACTAATGGTCAAGTCATCATTGGAGACACCGGAACTGCGCCTGTAGCTGCAACATTAACAGCAGGCTCGGGAATCTCAATTGCTAACGGCCCAGGATCAATAACTATTAGTGCTTCTTCTTCTGCTCTTTCTTGGCATGTCATTGCTGCAAATCAGGTCGGAATTACAAATAGCGGTTATATTTGTATCTCCCCTGGAGGGACGTTAACAGTTTCTTTGCCAACAGCTTCGTCTCTTGGAGATATTTTTGAGGTAGTTTTAGATGGCGCAACTTCATGGCAAATTACCCAAGGTATTGGTCAACAAATAAGAATTTCCAGCTCACAAACTACCTCAGGAACCGGAGGAAGTATCACAACTACTGCAAATGGAGATGCGATAAGACTTGTTTGCGAAACAGCTAATCTTAGATGGGTAGCAACTAGTTTTACGGGTAATTTAACAATAGCATAGGAAAATATGGCCAATCAACAATTATCCACTAATACTTTTGCAGTTGAAAAATGGATTGTTTCTCCTACTGCTTCAGATGGTACCCATACAACTATTGGTGCAGCTTTGGCATCGGCTAGCAGTGGAGACACTATTTTAATTCGCCCTGGTCAATATACTGAAAATTTAACGCTGAAGGCTGGAGTAAATTTGACAGCTTATTCTGCGGATGGAGATATTCCTAATGTTACAATAGTTGGAAAATGCACTGCAACTTTTACTGGAACCGCGTGCATTTCTGGAATTAGACTGCAAACTAATTCAGATTTCCTATTAGCAGTAACAGGAGGAAATAATACCAACGTTAATTTATTTAGGTGCTATTTGAATTGTACCAATAATACGGGAATCAGCTTCACTTCTTCGGGAAATTCAAACGTTATAGTCTTTTATTGCAGTGGAGATACGGGAACTACAGGAATATCTTTAGGAACAAGTACAGCAGGTGGAGCATTAAACTTTAGTTATGGAAACTATACCAATACTGGAAATAGCACAACACCCGTGACAACTTCAACAGGTACAGTTTATTTTCGTTATTGCACTTGTGGTTGTGTTTTCACAACTTCTTCAGCCGGTAAGTTAGATCTTAGGTGGAATATCATTGATACGGCGGCTAGCAATACTATTGCAATTACTACAGCAGGAACTGGCGGTGGCACAGTTCTACATAATTCAATTTCATGTGGTTCCGCAGCATGTATTTCGGTTGGAGCTGGTACTACTGTATCGGCGTTTTCTAATCTAGTTACATCTTCGGCTACTAACGTATTTACAGGAGCAGGAACGATAAAAACTGCTTCAAACGCTTGTAACGGTACAGGATCAGGAGATAATGTGGTTACCATTACTCCTTTAACATTAATTTGATTTTTCTATGTGACATGGACAATCTTCGGCATGGATAATTTCTCCAGTGTACCATTTATGATTTTCCATAATTAAATAGGGACGAGCTTCCATTTCTTGTTCATTCACCCATTCCCAGGACAATCTACAAACATAAGTTCTAAAAGCAGACTTTTTTTGCAAAACATCTCCATATCCATTTTCATCAGAAAATAGATCACAGAATTGACCGAAAGCAATTATGAAAGCAATTCCCATGTAAAGCAGTTTTACATTCATGGTTTTCTCCTTTCTTTTATTTTCATTTTTTCGGTTGTTTTTCTCAACACCTTTATCTATAATGTCAAGTAAATATTTGAAAAAAGGATATAATATGCCCTCTCATGATGGTAATAAAGATAAATCTAAAGGAAAAAAGAAAATAGAAAAAGTGATGCATGAGTACAAAGAAGGATCTTTGCATAGCGGATCCAAAAAGGGTCCTACGGTAACTAATCCTAAACAAGCTATCGCTATAGGACTTTCTGAAGCCCGAAAACAAGGTGCTCATATTTCAAAAAAGAAAGGGAAATAATATGGTTCACAATAAATCATATAAAGAAATGGATTCATTTGAACAAGATCATCACAAAGGATTTCAATTCGGTGGTAATCCTATGGCGATGACCCCATTCGAACAATCTTGTGTTGCTAAAGAAGTCCATGAAAGAACTAAAGCGAGAGAAAAATATGTACAAGGAATCCAAGGGCGTGATGGCGGTTGTTCATATCCAAAAAAAACCTACTGTAAAGCCCATGATGATTATGAGAGCGATCCCCTTTATTAGCATTTTGCCTTTCATAATTTCTTGTACTGCATGGCCTGAATTTATAGAAACTGCTGATGACATTTTTACAGATAATGCCATCAAGATAGAAGTACAAAAAGAGGCCATGCAGAATAATAAAGATGTTATGATTATAATTGATATGATAGATAAAAAATCAATCCGCTAGAATTTTATTTTTGCATTGACAATCAGGATCATGCAATAATTTATCTCCAGCAGCACTCCACGAATTTCTTAAAAAAACATAAGAATGTCCTTCATAGGTTAATTTGTAAAGATAGCGACCATTAGGCATTTTCATTTCATTGTTTAGAGAAGATTTTGTTTCTTCAGAATTTATTGCTAAATAAATAGTAGTAAAAACACAGGAGACAGAAATAAAAATTAATATATATTGGATTGTTTTCACGATTCAAGGCTTCCTTTCTTTAAGTAAATCGACAAACATTTTATAAAGCTGATCAATCCTTGTAGCATGTCCATCGAGCCTATTTCCCAAGCTCTTTACATCAGTTGATATATTTTTTACATCGGTATCTAGCTTATTAACAACCCATACAATAAGAGTAGCAAGAGCACCTATTAATGCAATATTTACGCCAATAATTGTTAAAACTTGCCACCAATTCATAAAATTTCCCCTAGTTTTGTGTTATTTTCCAGCATTCCACTGGACCCTTACGATACTTCTCTAAATCTACATTAGCCAATTCTGGGATTAATTTATAGTCCACAGATCCTTTGCGAACTTCCTTGGACAATTTGATACCTGCGCCCTTGATATTTAATCCTCCAGATAATTGTATTAACTCCTCCCGCAGCTCTGCTTCTTGCGATTCTAGCCATTTGATTTGGGACGTAACGCCTTGCCATTTCTTTTCTGTATTTAACCATATTGGATCACTCCTTTCAACATAAGGTTGAGGAGGGGGACATAATGTCACCACCCATTGATAAAATTCCTTTTCTTCCTCGATTAATTTTTGGATATAGGATTCATCACGAGAAACTTCAATAATGACTCCCTTTTCCCCATCAAAGCTAAAATAATATATCATAGGCAATGCAGTGACTGCAAGCTGATGTTGCAATTGAGAATAGTAGTACTTAGGAATCTTGCCCTTAAGTGCTAACTCGTGATTTTCTAACCCGTTGCATTTAATTTCTAAGGCATACTGACGGCATTTTGAAAAACCATCAAGGGAAGCGCCCATCCAAGGATATAAAGTAGATTCTAGGACCGCGGAAGGCATTTTTAGACGTGTCATTTCTTCAAAACAAGCGCGGGCCATTGGTTCCAAATCAATTCCCCTTTGCATTTTTTCCGTAATTTTTTTGGGATCAGTTAAACCTTGTTTTTCTTCCCATTTTTTTTGTTTTGTGTTCCAGGGATCAACACCTAAGATAGAGGCGGCATCACTCGCCCCTATCTTAGTTTTTCTCCATTTATGCCATTCTGGAGATCCCTGTATTAAATCTAATTCCACATAAGGAAATTGAATCGATGTTTCTGCGCTAATCATTCTTCGACCTCCAATTCTATTACTTCAAATTCATTAGAATCATATTCATTTTTATTTTTTATATATGCATCCGCTGATTTCTCGGATTTAAATATTTTCTCTACTCCTAGAAACTCTTTGTATATTGATTTTATTACAACGTAAACTTTCATTTTTTAACCTCGTCTTCTCTCAAATGAATATTTTTTATTATATTAATATATTGATATATTGAATCTACTTCAGAAATTTTTAATATTTCGTTTAATACACGTTTCATTAGATTTGATGAGTACTGATATCCAGCTTCCCAACTTTCAGAATATTCATGTTGATTCATTCTTTCACTTCTCCCGTTTCTACATTCACATTTAGCATTTCAGCTTCAGCCAATTTCTTTTGATATTCTGCTGATCTCAGAGTAAATAAGGTATTGTATCGATCAAATTCCTCTTCTGGTAATTCATCGATTAATACTATCTTAAACTTATCCTGAATGAATTTAAGAGCATTCTTTTGCACTTCAGGATCGCATTTAGATAATAATTGAGACAATTCAATCGCCTGGGCAGATGAAATTGATTTTTTCTCAATGTAAAGCGATTTTATATCCTCTAAGTAAAGCGGTTTTATATCCTCTAGTGCCATTTCTTCCAATTCGCTTTTTTCGTAGCATTTGGTTCCAATGTCGGGAAAAAGAATTCTCTTTAATCTAGATAAAGCTCGTGCCCAAAACATGTCCTTTTTATTTTTATCATAGTTTTTTCCGGCACTTCTCATATCCTCAATTCCATAGGAAACTTCTGCTGTATCCCCCGTGTCGCATCTTTTTCCTATGATAATGCATCCTGTTTCATCTAACTTTTTCAATGTAATACTATGGCCAGCCATTCTTATTTTCTTATTCATCGCTTCAGCTGCCATTCCTACACGCCCTTGAACATAATAAAGCTCTCCATTCAAGGCTTCTAAAACAGGCATTCCAAGGGTTTTAGCCATCATTCCAATGGCAAAAATCCCATCTTCTCCCATCTTTTGATAATGCTTGCTTTGTACTAATTTTTTTGCTAATTGATGCATTTTCTCTACATCATTCACCATTGTATCAACGGAACAAACTGGTATATTTTCTATTTTTGTTAACGCAGACATGAGTTTTCCTTGTGTTTAAAAAAAAGATTTGATAGTTTAGGGTTGTTTTGTGTCTTTGCGGGGGGCTTGATACACCCCCCGGGCCTTTTTAGTCAAAACATTCTTCGAATCTTTCTCCTAAAATTCTTTCAAACCATTTGTCATATACACGATCAAATGCTTGATTATTATGATGTAAAGAATAAATTTGCAGTTGCGTTAATTGTAGTTCATCGATTACTTTTTCCGCTGAAGAGTGACCATCTATGTACGCATAAACCATTGCTTTTGCAAAATCTTCAGATAGCTCACGACTTACTAAAGATTGAAAAGCGTCTATTGCTTCTTTTTGGCACTCTTCTTTTTTTCTTTCTCTTATTTCTGAATAATCATACTCTTGTCTTAAAAACATTTTATCCTCCTGTATGTTCTTTTATTTCTTTCAATTGATTAGTCATTCTCAACATTTCCCAGCTATATACTTCTAACATGTTTTGCACATCATGACAAAAAATTTTTTCATTTTCTGATGCAATTTCTAGATTTCGACACAGGGTTTCCCCTGCATCAATCAATTCTTGGATATTCATGATTCTCCTATTCCTTTTAAATAGTGCCTAAACGCTTTTTCCCCTTTCTCATGCTTAATGACAATGCCAAGTAAAACGTTAGTCTGAGTTATTTGATCCCATTTATATAAACGGGCATCTCTTTTGGCTTTAGCCATGTCATCAGCTAAACATCCGTCGTTTCCTAAAGTCGTTAAGAAATTTATCACTGCTTCTTTTTTCATAAGTCCCCTTAGATTTGCCCTTGAAAACAATTCAAAGGCAGTGTAATGTTTATGAAAGCCATGTTATCATATGGTACAATTTTGTACCACAAAAAAAGAGAAAAACATGAAATTAAACGATTATTTTGAAGAGTATTCCGTAAACATACAAGGATTTTGCAAGGATCATGGAATACCCCGCCAGATCATCTATAATATATTTCAGGGTATGACGCCTACATTAAAATGGGCCGTTTTAATCGAAAAGGGGACAAAAGGAAAGGTAAAATGCAAAGATCTTTTGTCAGAAAAAAAAGTGAAAAAGAAAACAAAAAACGATGAAACCATTAAAAAAACAGACAAAATATATGAACCATGTTAGGGCTTTTTCTTTATCTATGCCCTCTATAATCTCTCTAAAAACCTCTTTCATACAGTAAAATATATATTGTCAAGAGTTTTTTGACAACAAATTTTTTTATTGTTAAAATTTATTGAAAATTATAGTCTTTGTAAAAAAAAACTGGGGCACGAACCCCAGTTAAGAAAAAGTAATGTGTTGATTTGCTTTCCCCACATTACTTAAAGGACGGTTTCCAAAAACTTTATCACATTTCCTTTTTTTTACCCTACATTTTAAAACAGGTTTTTTATGACTATTGAAAAATTTACTCAAAATAATGAGAATGAATGGCCTCCGACAATGTATTTTAAGCAAGTATTACAGCATTGTCCTACTGCTGCACTTTTATATTCTGAAATGTGGTCTCAAAAAGATAAAAACAATCGTCTCACCATTCCTAAAAAAGAAGTTTTTCCAAAATTTCTTCTTTCAGTAGCAAATTTAAAATTACGTTTAGGCATGCTATGCCGCGAAGGTCTAGTAAGTATTGATGAGGACAAAAAAGTCATTAAGGTCGAAATAGTCGATTGGGACTATTCGGAGGATGAAGAATGATAGCAAAAACGCTTCATTGCCAAACTTGCTATGAAAACATAAAAATGCGCGGGGAGCAAGTAAAAACTCTTTATGAGCTTATTTGTAACTACTATACTGCATATGCCGCTGTATGTTTGGAATTAAAAAATGATGGCACTTTAGAAATTTTGCTTCAATATTTAGAGCAATCTGGTTATGTTGTTACGTCAGAAGCAAATCACCTCTCCATGATCTTTGTGAAGCCCTGTGGGCATGCTACATTCGATGATGAAGGGTGTATAACGACATATTGCTCGAAACCCCACCTCCATTAAATAAAAACTCCCTCGCCAGTATGACGAAGGAGCTAAAGGAGGGATATGAGATTCGGAAACCATAATGACAAATAATTTATTTAATGTGAAGACAAAAAAGAAGAGCCAGGTTCGAAAACCTGACTCCCTCCCTTTAGACTCTTAATTTAACATTAACATTTGCAACAGAACAATAATAACATACGAATCAAGTACGCTACAAAGGACGAAGATAAGATAAGGACGTAATTTATCTAACCAACACCAAACCACAACTAGTCCGCTACTATTATGTCTGTAGCAAAATGTTTTGCAGAATACCCTTGTTGACTATACGAATCAACGAGGGTCCCTTTTAACATTTGCATTTTCATAGTAGCTGACTGGTTAAAATAACACAATATACAAAAATTATTTTAATTTAGGACGCAATATTATGTCAGTCATACGAGCAATCAAAGATAGCCTCAATCCATTTGTGCAGATCAACAAAAAAGTTTTTGATGATCCTAATCTTTCTTTAAAGGCAAAAGGGCTCATTGGTTTTTGTCTTTCGAAACCGGATCATTGGGTTTTTCGCATTAATCATTTGGAAAAAGTTTTGAAGGAAAAGGAGAAGGCCCTTTACTCAACTTTAAACGAATGTATCAATCAAGGATATGCCTTAAGATTTCAACATCGCCAAAAAAACGGGGACTTTGGACTTTGGGAAACGATCGTATCGGATAGTAAAGAAGAAATCCAAAGATTAATAAAGACACTCGAAAAAGACCCTGGTTTTCAAAAAATGTTTACGCTCCGCCGTTTTGGGGATCCGCTAAATGGGGATCCCCAAAAGGAGGAACTAGTAATACCTAATCTTAGTAATACTGATCTAAAAGAAACTACTACTAGCAGCAGTTTTTCTGAGCATGCAGAGGAAAGCAAGAAAAGCGTACCTGACCTAAAAGCACCAACTAAGCAAAGTACACCAAAAAAGCCCTCCAAATCAAAAGCTTCTTCTTTTCTCATTGACGAAAGATTGAAAGGTTTGGATATACCAACATCTTCTAAACAGACGATTTCTAAGCATTTTGATGGCCCTACAATCGAAAAAGCTATTGCTTGGGCTACCAATCCCTTGACCAAGATAAAAAAGAGCTTAGAAAAGGCTATTTACTGGGCTTGTGAAAATCCGGATAAGCTGGAAATCAAGAATAAAGAACAAGACACTAAAGAAAACAAAGCTTATGCCAAGGAAATTCATAAGAAAGCAAAGATTCCTAGCACTGTTAACTTTGAAGTGCTAAATTCATATGTTGAAATCGGACAGAAAGGGGGAAACTCTCTACCTACAATAATAGATTATGTAGACCGACCTTCAGTTTTCAGAGGACTTCTTGCGAGTGCAATGAAAAAATACAAGATCGAATGAGGCTATAAGGCATGGATGCCGAGAAAATAGTCGATTGGATAAATGCAATGACCATCGTTAGCGAAGCTAATCGCACGGGGGAACATTGGACATCCAAAAGAAAAAGACATAAGATTCAGCAATGGCAGATCAAAGCTCTATTTCAAGAGTTTGATCATCCTATTCCTTTGCCATGCAAAATCGTTATGACTAGACTTTATCCAAGACTACTTGATTATGTTAATCTAACTTCCTCTTTCAAATGGATACAAGATCAGATTGCGGATTGCATATTACCAGGGTTAGCAAAAGGAAGGGCGGACGGAGACCCACGGTTATCTTGGGAATTTATGCAAGAGAAGTCTTCAGTGAAAGGAATGAGACTAGAGATTTATGCAAATGTGACGCTCAAGGATGAATAATCTTTCTTGAAGCTCAGATACCTGTTTTTTAAGCTCTCCATTCTTAGCATGCAAGCTTTTTCTCAATCGTTCATATTTCTCTATCTGGCATTCATAGAGATTCTCAAGATAAGCCACTTTGTCTTCGGGTTTTAACTCAACACAAAATGGAAGTTCAAGCTGCATTAATCTATATCCTTTTTTTGTTCGAGATTATTTGATAATATTTTGAAAACTAATTGACAAAAATAATTCCTATTATCTCTTTGGACCGAAGTAATAGCAAAAAGGCTTAAGGTTACACATAAACTATTGAGAATACCATCGCATCCTTCAGGTGTGTCGACTCCAAATTTTTGAACCAGAGTTTCTAGAATTATTCGACCCGTTTCATTTGCCTCTTTCATATCTTCTTCGCTAAGATTTTTAAAGGCTTTTCTTTTTTCTTTCATTATTCCGCCTCTTTCTCTTTATACGTCTGATTGAATAAACAATGTCCGTGTGTTGCTAAGCTGCCTTCGATTCTGCATAACCTTCTATCAACATCTTCGACCTTTTCACCTAGCTTATCAATGCGTTGTGATAATTTTTCTTCAACATCATCAATTCGTTGATTTAGTCTTTCTTCAACCTGGCTTAATTTCTCATCTAATTTGTCGATTCTAGTATGTACCCCGTCAATTCTTACATTAGTGCCTAAAATGTCAGCAGAAAGTCTTGTCTCTAATTTTTCTATTTTTCCGTCCAATCTATGATAAAAAAACCAAAACATTCCACCAATTACTACTAGTTGGCCGATATTCAAACTTTTCAAAAGTTCTATAATATTTTCCATTTTCATGCTCCGATTTATGTCCTCACGATATCACAGGAAATTATTTTTGTCTGTAAAAAAAGATGTCAACCATAAAATATATTAAAAATATTTCTTGTCAAAAAACACCTAATAAGCAATTCTCTATGAATCGAAACAAGAGAAATTCTTAAATGATAAACTGCGAACCTCTTCCAATTTCTGAAAATACCTTCAAAGAAATTGCTCTTAAAATAATTACTGATTTGGTCGACTATTACGAAATGACCATTCAATACAAACACCATCCCGATCAATTTACCTTCACAGAATGGAAATCCATTCTAAAAGACATTAGAGATGGATTTCTTATCTCGATAAGCAGAGAAAAAAAGACCCAAAAAGATGAAAAAATAATAGAAAGAGCTTTGTTTCTTTTTTGTAGATATTTCTTAGATTTAATTGAAAAAAGGTAATTATGGGAACCAGCGGAGTGCCTTTAGACAAAAACCTTATAATCAAGGGAATTTATGATAAAAAAGGAATTATAGAGCATGCAGCCAAATCAATAGGTTGTGATACGACTTCTATTTATGCATGGATGAGAAAAGATGAGGATGTAGAATTTGCTGTCAAAGATGCTCGACAAAAAGCTGATCAAGAGCGAATTGACAAAAGAGAAGTCCTCAAGCAAAAAGCTTATGCATCAGCCGAAGCTAATCTCGATCAATTTGATGGGACAATGACTATATTTCTTCTTAAAACTTTATGCGGATTCACTGAAAATACTCGCGAACAATCCATTGTCTTGAATTTAGTCGACCGACCATATAACGAAGGCGAAGAAAAATTATCTACAATGAGCTTAAATGACCAAGAGCTTGCAGATCCCGCATAAATTCCAATGTCGCCCTTATCAAATATCGGCGTGGGAAGCATGGAAACAGCGCAAAAAAAAGATGTGCCTTTGTTGGCATAGGGGAGCTGGAAAAGATCTATTTGCTTTGAATTGCTTTATTTGGCGCATGGTACGAGAGCCGGCCGTTTATCTGCATTGCTTTCCTCAATATAGCCAAGGAAAAAAAGCCATCTGGAATAGTCTTCACCAAACCGATGAGCAAGAGCCCATTTCATATTTAGATCACTTTCCCAAAGAGATCATAAAATATAAAAACAGCACTGAGATGCGCATCGAATTATTTAATGGAGCTATCTATTGCATTATGGGAATAGATGGCAAAAACGCCCAGCTTGCACGTGGCATGAACCCTACCCACGTTATTGTTTCAGAATATGCATACATGAATGAAGAGTCATGGGATGTCATAGAGCCCCGCGTGTCGCAAAATGGCGGCACAGTCATCTTTGCGTCTACGCCCAACGGAAAGAACCACTTTTATCGGGAGTTTAACTATGCAGCTAGTGGCCATAAACCTGATTATTTTGCTAGTCTTGTTACTAATGACGATACGCACATTCATACTTCTGAGCATTTGGAAGACCTACGTGCGAAAGGCAAGCCTGAAGATTTTATTAGACAAGAATACTTTTGTGACTTTTCAAGAGGGGCAGCAGGATCCTACTATGGGAACCTTATTCAAAAAGCTCGTCAAGAAGAGCGCATTACTACTTTGCGTATTAGTCCCAATTTACCTGTGCATACTGCTTGGGATATTGGCATTGGTGATAGTAATGCTATATTCATTTTTCAATGCCTCAACAATGGCAATGTAAACATCTTGCACTATTACGAAAATAGCAATGAAGGCCTTCCTCATTACATAAAATATTTAGACAATTGGAAGGCAAAGCATGGGGCAATATGGGGCACTCATTTCGTTCCTCATGATATGCAAAACCGTGAATATACTTCCGGCGTTGATAGGTTATCATCGGCGCGAAATTTAGGCTATGAAATGCGTATAGTACCTAAAAAGGGAATAGAAGATGGGATCGAGGCGGTTCGATCTCTTCTTCCGCATTGTAGCTTCGATGATAAGGAATGCAAGCGCGGTATTGACTGCCTAGACTTCTATCGAAAGAAATGGAATGACACTTTGAAAGTCTATTATGACGAACCCTTACATGATCAATATAGTCATGGGGCCGATGCTTTTCGCATGCTAGCGGTTGGTATTAATGCATTAGGTACAGGGGGAAATAATAAATTAACTCCGGATAAAATTAGAGAAATGAGAGTAAAAAGCTATGGATATTAGGAGATAAAAATGACAAAAAAGCTAAAAAGTTATGACGTTTTTTATAACCGTACTAAAAAATCAGTTTTTAAAGTAAGAGCCGAAAATGAAGAACAAGCACGAATCGTGGCCGATAATTTTTTGTTAAAAGATAGACATTTCGATAAAAGTTATGATGGAATAATTGAATTTGACAAGGTATTAGATAGCAGCGATCCTCTTCCTCAACCCGCTATTTTTGATGGAACTGGTTATAAATGGAAATGTTCAGATTATGATTGGGAATAAATATGAAACTTTCCATTCCAAAAGATATTTATGCCACCATTATGAGTAATAAAGTGCTTCATAAAATGTTTCACGATTTTATCGAAGTAGTTAAGACAGAAGATGATAAAAAGATCTTTGAATTTTTAGAAGATAACCCCGAGTTTTATCAAATGATCATGAATTATGCCCAATATGTTGAGATAATAGAAGAGGACGATGATGCTACGGAAGTGTAATAATTGTCTTTCAAAAATTCATGAATGTAAGTTTTTCAGTGAAGAATATAAATCCTGCAAGAAATGCTGTACAGATGAAGAAGTTAACTCCTATGTGCGACCTCCTCTTTCTAAATGGATGGATGGGTTAACTCCTACCAAAAAGGTTTTGATCATTAAACAAATATTGAAAGAATGGAAGCAATCCAATGCATGTAAATCTTGAAACTATCCAGCAATATATTAGCGAAGCTAATGCAAAGATTGAGCTTTTAAAGATGGACATCACCACTTATCAAAAGCGCATGAATTCAGCACATAAAGAAATATCTACAATGAATTTCTTGATAGACCAATATGTTAAAGCTTTGGAGTTATTAGAAAATGAACCTTCTAAAGAAAATCAAAGATAAATTATTTCCTGAAACTCAAACACTGGATTTAACGGAAATAGATGGATGCATAAGAAAATTAGTGAACATATCTATAGAACATACTAAGAGGTTGGACAAAATGGATGAGCTTATTAAAAAAGATAAGAAAAAGATGGATAATATGATGAATACACTAGTTAAGAAAGACATTCCTCGGGATAAAAAGATCAAGAAATGCGATAAAATGATGAAGGAAAAGAAATAATGCCTAAATGGGATGAATTGCGGCATGCTAGGGAATTAGTTAAACCCAATAAACCTATTTCCTTGTTCCCTGTTGCTTTTAAAATAGTTTTAAATGAAATAAGAGAGTTAAAGAACGAAGTCAAAAAACTTAAATATAAAAATAAAAAATCTTCCAGAATATGAGCTAGACTTTCAAAAAAAATTTGGTTAAAGTGTCAAATAAATATTTTAGTTTTACTCTACGCAAGGATGCATGATGCCAAAACTAACTATTCAAGAAGCGAATGAAAGATGGGCAAAAAGACAAAATAAACCTCAACCTAATGAGCATCCTTGGAAAACTTCTTTCATAAATAACGCAAAAGAGAAAGACACCGCTAAGAAAATTAAGAAGAAATAAACCGCTCTCTAAAGCAAGGACGCTTTAATGACTTGGCCAACGAGCAACCCCATTGCGCGAGAACTAGATGATTTTTGGAAAGAATCTCAATCCCTTTTCCAACAATTTTGGTATGAGGCTGATCTCGACACAAAAATGATGTCGGGTCAACAGGACTATTGGAATACTTTTTACAATAATAACTATCGAAATCAAAAGATATTGCAATTCAATAAGATTTTGAGAATCCGCAATATGATCGATGGTTATCAGCGTGACAATAGGCTTGCAACAATCATTTCAGCTGCGGATAATGACCCGGATGAGGGCGAAACAGCTGATCAATTGACTACAGTTCTCAATTGGGCTATGCGTCAAGATCAAACCTATGAAAAAATATCGGATTGTTTCGATGGAGCAGTTACATGCGGTCTTAATTTGCATCATATTTGGATGGACTTCCGAGAAGATCCAGAAAATGGTGAAATCAAAAGCGATAGAGTTCCTTTCAACGCTTTTCTTATGGATGCTTATTGGACAAAGCCTGATCTAAGCGATTGCGGTAGGATATGGACTAGAAAATATGTCACTGAAAGAGAGCTAATAAGCTTCATGCCTAATCTAAAGAAGGAAATTCCTTCTCTTGGAAAAGGCTATTCTACTAAAGATGGAAAATTTCAGTTCCTGGCTCAAAATTGGTATCAATATAACCAACAACTCTATGCCTATGATGAATATTGGACACGTGATTATAAACAAACACGAAAGCTTTTGGATAGAAAAACTGGAGAAGTTGTCGACTGGAAAGGTACAAGAGATCAATTCCAATATTTACGCCGTTTCAATCCTAATGTAGAGTTAATAAAAGCCTCAACACCTACGGTAAAATGGCATGTATTAGTTAACAATCAATTGGTCTATGAAGAAGTAGGTCCCTACGGTATAACTCGATTCCCTTACGTTCCCTATACATGTTATCATTTTCCAGAGGTTCAAAACTATGCCTATAGATACCAGGGCGTTGTCCGTAATACTAGAGATAGTCAAGTAGAACTAAATCGTCGTCGAAATCGCCTTTTAGATATATTGGACGCACAAATCCAAAGTGGACTCATGGTCAAGGAGGACGCTTTGGTTAATCCCGAAGATGCCTTTTTCCAAGGACCAGGAAAGATCTTGTACTTTAAGCAATCTGCCAATTTGGCTACCGATGTGGCACCAATTCCCCCTCCTCCTGTTGCCCAAGGATGGATGGAACTTATTCAAACCATTGAAAAAGAAATAATGGATATTGTCGGCCCTGAAGAGCTTTTTGCTCAGAATATGGGTGCAAAAGAAATGACTGGTGTCTTAATGAAGCTTAAAATGGGAGCCGGTCTTGTTGGATTACGTAATATATTTGATAAGCTTAATCAATCTCAGATGTACGTTGGGGATATCATGACTGAAATGATGATGAATAATTTCAGTTTAGGAAAAGTAGCGCATATATTAGGTAAACAGCCTACTCAGACTTTGCAAGATACAATGAATCCAGAAAATCAGCTTCTTCATATGGCTGCAAGTATGTTTAAATACAATTGCGCAACGGAAGAAGGGGAATTGACAAGCACACAAAGGCAACGTCAATTCCTAGATGCTATTCAAATGAAGCAAATGGGAATACCAATTAGCAATAAATATATCCTTGAAAAATCTACTCTAGCAGGTAAAAAAGAAATCATTGAAGATATACAGCAACAAGAACAACAGCAACAGCAAATGCAACAACAGCAATTCCAAGCTGAGATGCAGCAATCTCAGGTCTTAGCAAGATCACTTGAGGCTAAAGCTCAAAGTGACTTCGCTTCAGCAGAAGAAAAGAAAACAAGAGCCATTTCCGATATGGGATTAGCAGAACACCACGAAGCTTTAGCCGTTGCAGACCGAGCAAAAGCTACATTGGAAAATGTTAAAGCCCTTCACGAGTTAGATGAGATCCCAGAAAACCGTTTAATCAAATTAATCGATACAATATTATCTATGCAGGAAAGACAAAAAGCTATGCAACAATCAGAACAGGAAAGCGCAGAAAACGCCGCTGATCGCGCTAGCTCTGAAGTAAAGAAAGCTGAAAGTGAGACAAAACTTAAATCATGATAAAATACATTAAGAAGTTTTTTGAAATTAAAAAAATCGAATATCTTCCTGTAAATTGGTGTGAAGGAAAAACAAACGAAGAACTTCTCTCTAAATTGAAAACAGAAAATCAAATTTCCTTGGCGAGTGGTCACATGATTGTGATCGAGTTATTAGAAAGATTGATAAAAGATAAAGAGATTTCAAAACAAGGCTAGAGATGCAAACATTTGATATTACTACATTAATAGCTATTGGCGGCAGTACTTTTGCCATTATAGCTACAATGATAAGCCTTTTTCTATGGATAAGATCAGAAGCTAATAGTGATCGACGAGAAATCCATAGTGTCCAAAGAGAAGACAGAAAGGATCTTCTTCAAATCACAAGAAATCTTGAAAATACAATGTCTTCATTGCAAATAACCATGCAAGCCATCCAAAACGAGATGAAAGATTTTCACAATCGACTTTGTATCATAGAAGAAAAGAGAAAGTAAATAGATTTCCAAGCGCGGAAGGTGTATGGCCTCTTCCTTAACGGCCCCCTTCGTTTGACAAAACCCAAGGGTTAGCGAAATATTACTCACGATATGCGTGGGTCTGATATTTTTCCGTGTTTTGTTAGGTTGCCTACGCCTGTTAGCTACAAACGTAGGCGTTTTTTTACATGGATTAAGGATGATTATAGATGTAGTGAGTGACCTTCATGGTTTCTTTCCCAAACTAGAGGGCGGAGATCTTCTTATTATTGCCGGCGATCTCACGGAGAGAGATACTGAATACCAGCACGATGATTTTTTCTTATGGCTGAATAATCAAGCCTATACAAAAAAGATATTTATCTCTGGAAATCATGATAATTATCTCGAAAAGAACAATGAAAAGTTCATCAAAACATTAGAAAAGTCTGATTTAGAATATCTCTCCGACTCAGGAACAGAATTAGAAGGATTTAAGATTTGGGGCTCCCCCTGGACGAAAACCTTTCGCGGCATGAATCCTAAATGCAAAGCTTTCACATGCGATACCGAGGAAGAGCTAGCTATCAAGTTTTCATTGATACCTGAAGATGTCGATATACTAATTACGCATAGTCCTCCCTATGGAATTTTAGACTCAATAAATTTATATGGAAGTAGATCTCTTAGAAAAATAATAGAAAAAATTACTCCTAAATTATGGATATGCGGTCATATCCATGAAGGTTATGGTGAATTTAAAGATCACACTCTTGATGGAAGATATTTTCATGTAGTTAATGCCAGCCATGTAAATGAATATTACCAGCCTGTTAACAAACCTATAAGAGTGATTTTATGAATTTAAATGTTTTCTTTATATTCTAACCTAGGATCCTGTAAAAATTCATTAGTTAACTTTTTAAGTTCTTCTTCTGTCATGTGTCGGTTTTTTTGTATACATTCATCAATCAAATCAGCAAGATTTCTATCTCCAATAAAATAATGTTCTAGTTTTTTTCTTTCTCTATCCTTTTTTTCCGACACTTTTTTTATTTTTTTATCTATTTTTTCAAACTCCTTGAGGTTTTGTTCTATAGATTGGCTAGCATATTTTTTCTTTAATTCAGCCTGTTTTATTTCTGATTGTGTATCTTTAATTTCAGACTTAACTTTTTTCTTCTCTTTTTCCAGATCCGCAATTTTTTTCTTTACATCCTCTATTTTTTCTTTCTTCGTCGCCGGATTTTTTTCTGAAGACTGTTTTGGATCATCTTTGGGACTCATTTGACCAGTTGTTTTATAAAATGTTTCATATCCATTTTGTTTTTTTTGCAGCTTCTCTATTTGTTTTTCATCTGTCAAATTACTTTTCTTTCTTTCAAAGTATTCGCTATCAAATTTTTTAATATTGCCATTAATTTTTTTTGCTTCAATGCCTGATGAAGAAGCAGATAAACGTTCAAATTTTTTTCCTAAACCTAAATCCACAGCACACTTCGTTAAATTTTCTAGAGATTTAGCATCATATCTTTCTAAAATTTTTTCAACATTGGCATCTTTTTTAAAATGGATTTCAACCGTAAATTTTTCCTTTTTTCCATCGATTTCAATGGAAATTTTTTTATAGGCTGATTTGCCATTTGATGATAATTTAAAATCATTTGGTAAATTATTTGCTTCAATTTCTGTTCTTTTTAAACTTGAATCTAAAGGAGGTACTTGCATAAAAACTCCAATTAATTCTTATTGTTATTATAATTTAGTTTAAAATTATTACAAACAAAAATTTCTTGATTAATTTTTTTAACATATATAACATATTGAGCACACATAGGAGGTGTTTATGAATAGAGTCACTGAAGGTTCAAATCCAACTTATTATCAACCAGAAGATAAGAAAGTTAGCAAGATTAGTCCAGAGGAAAGAAATAAAGCTGTCAAAGCATTTCAAGACTATCAAGAAGCTCAAAAGGAATTAGAAGAGCTAGAAAAACAAAAGAAACAATTGAAAAAACAATTGAAAAAATTTCAGCAAGGATAGGAGATAAAATATGTCCGGCCTCATTCCCTCTTATATTCCTAAAATATATATTTCCCCCGTGAATCTACCTCCTATTAAAGAAGAGGAAACTCCTACCACAGATGACGAAGAAAAAGATATATGTGAAGTTATGGAGAATGAACCAAAATGAGCGGTGATTGCGAAAAATGTCATGAACATGCTTTGGAATGCATTTGCGAAAATCCAAAATGGTTGAAAGAATTAAAATCTCCATCACTAAGGAGTGAATGGGGAGGCACATTATGCTTCATAAAAGATGGTAAAAAAGTAAACATGGCTGATCACTTAAATAATCTGGAAAGAGAAAAAAATGAGTAGTGATGTGGAATGGATCAGCGTTAAAGATAAACTTCCTTCCGAAGGTGAAGATGTCTTGGTGTGGGATGGAAATTATGGACTCGATAATCTTAGTGCCTCTTATGAAATAGCTGCTTATAGATCATTTAAAAACGAGAGCCATTTCATTAGCGGGCCATATTCATTGCAAAATATTTCACATTGGATGCCTTTACCATCTCCTCCAAAGGAATAAAAATGGAAAACTTTGATGTAACCAAGAAAAATGCCTTTCTTGAACTTTTAAAAATATTCAATCCTGGGAGCAGCGAATGGGAATATGCATTAGATAAATTGCGTGAATATGGAAAAGAATATCTTTCAAAAGAAAAACTGCAGAAAACAACAAAAGATAGACTGCAAGAATAATTTAAACGGGGATTACATCCTTTATAGATATTTTCAAAGCCTTACATATTCTAAACACCATTGTCAAGCATGGATCAGCCTGTGCTCTTTCAATATTTCCATATGCATTTGGGCTGCATTCTACTAGCTCAGATACTTCTTCCTGTGTTAACTTAAGTTCATGTCGTCTAGTCCTAATTCTAGATGAAAACATTCTCAATAAATTTTGATCGGAAGGAAATTTCATAGTGTATTTTTTATTTTCATGATACGACAATGGAAAAAACAAATACCTACCGTAAACTGGTTAAAATATTTGTTTTACTTTTGGTAACAAATGGAGAGATTGGATAAATTTGTCAAACTTATAAAAAATAATTTTAAATAAATGAAAAAAAATAAGAAAACTGCAGAACGTTGTCAAATCTTTTAAAATGATCCACAATATATTGTGGACATGATGAAAATTTGAATATGCTAAAATCATCTTTTAGTGTATCCTTAAGCCATGATTTACGAAAAATGTACAAAATGTTTCAAAAAAATGATCGAAACTGGGTCTTCTTACAACAAAAGGATAAAGGATATTTTTAATCCGCTTCCTTTCGTGTGTCATGAATGTTTAAGAATAATTAGATTATTCAATCCTAACGAAAAAGATCTAAAAAACAAGAGAAAATATCTAAAAATAATAGAACATAAAAATGATTTAAGAAAAGAAGTTAGAACATTTAATAAAAATAAAATAATCCAAGAACAAAAAGAAAAAAAAAGGATTGACAATTCTATATACACACGACCTTATACAGCCCAATCACGAGCCAAAAGAAAAAAGGCATCCATTGAATTGGATCAAAATGAAAAGAAAATTATCAGAGAACTATATAGAAAATGTCCTCCGGGTTATGATGTAGATCATATAATTCCTATTTCTAAGGGAGGAAAACATTGTGTTGGTAATCTTCAATATCTTCCCTCATCAGAAAATCGAAGAAAATCCTCAAAAATACTCATAGACATTCTTGAACAATATTCGGATCATGGAAAATTGTCTGTTTCTTTTTTACAAAGAAAATTTAAGATGAATGCAGAAGATGCTATAAATATTTTAAAAGAGATCGGTGTTTTAGAACATAATACAAATTATCAGACGTAAAGGATAAAAAGTATGAATGGAAAAAATACTAAACACCTACATGAATCTTATCCTCTCCTTTACGATTATCCTATTTATTTTGAATGTGGAGATGGATGGTTTGATATACTCGATCGCCTAAGTTCTAAAATAGAAAAACTCCTGAAGGAACAAAAAGAAAAATACCCAAATGATGAAATTTTTCCTTCTGTTGCTCAAGTGAAAGAAAAATTTGGTACTTTAAGATTCTATATAACCGTAGCAATCGATGAAATATATAATCTTATCGATGAAGCTGAAAAAGAAAGCTCTAAAATCTGTGAAATATGCGGTAAAGAAGGAAAATTAAACAATGGTCCTTGGTATCAAACATTGTGTTATGAACACATGTATTGTGTTATGAACCCATGAGGTAAAATATGATCGAATGGATATTTGATATGGGTAGAGCTTATGCTCATCTAAATAATCTGCGTAATCAAATTGATAAAGATGAAATTTGCAAAGAAAAAATTATATTTGAAATAGAAACGATTCTTGCTTTAATGGAAGATTCACAAATACAAAAAACATGGGGAGAAATCCATTTTGGCCCAGGACCTTAACAAAATGCGAAATTAAGTTAATGGTAAACTATCACGCTTCCAACGTGAATTTGCCAGTTCGATTCTGGCATTTCGCTTTCTAAGAAATCTAATTTTAATCTCCTAAAAAGAAAAATTAATATTTTTACTGACACAAAAGGATTACCGCTATATTCTAAATTCAAAATATTTTTATTACATTCACGGAGGAATGTTATGCCGCATAAACATCATTCACACGGTCATCATTCACATGGCCATAGTTTAAAGTCATCTAACCCAGACAAAGGGCCTCGCATGATGGAAGGTGCTCACCATTTTGATAAGGGTTATGTTTCAGATAATGATTATTTCGCTCCAAAGACTGAATATCCTGGAGATCATGAAAGAGGCAATCACTATATGCATATGCAAAATGAAATTGTTTCTAAAGATTCTAAAAAGCTACGTAGAGATAAATTCACTAAAATTGCTTAGATTTTTGATTCAGGGATGAATCTTTATTAGTGCATGGAGGCACATTTTGAGCTTATTAGTACCTTATGAAACTTCAGGTCAAGAATTAGGCGAAACTCGTCAAGCTATGACGAAAACGCTTATGTCTGATCTTGAAAAGATCATCGATAAATTTAAAGGAAAAAAGAACAAATACTATGTTCTTTTTCATGCCAAACCAGACATGAGAAACCAAAAAATTATTAGGATAAAACCCCTTGCAATGGATTTTAAACCTAGGATGATGCTTTCTTGTCTTTGTTTTGGTGTGGATAATGAAACAGGTATTTTGACTTTAGAATGGGCATTGCCTGGAGATTGGCCTACTTGGTCAGTAGGGGGAACAAATGAACCCGTGCCGGAAACTATAGCTTCGATTGAAAAAAGTGGAATCAAATACCACTATGAAGGATTTTTACCCGAATAAGGGATTATATAGCGTCGTCAGCTAATGGACGAAATATTAATGGATGTAATAGCACTGTCGTCAAGTGCGCAAGGATGCAATATGAACGAAGAAACGGAAAACGCAGAGCCTGTATTAGAACAGGAACAGCCACAAGTTGAATCTAATGAAGCCCAAGAACAACCTAAGGTTGATTCTCAAGCTGAAAACTGGAGAAAAGCTAACGAAATTCTCAGCCTCCAAAAAAGAGAGATTGAAGAATTACGTCAAAGACTTGAAGAACTTCCTAAACAAAAAGTTCAAGAAGAACCAGACGAATTTTCCACAATGGATCCTGAAGATTATTTGACAGTTGGAAAAGCTCGGCAACTCGCTGAAAAATTAGCGGGAAAAAAAGCTGAACAAATGGCTCGCCAAGTTGTTCAGGAATATGCACAGCAACAAACAATCGCAAATGATGAAATCAAGGCAAGAGGAAAATACGAAGATTATGACTATGTGGTTGAAAACTATGCAATTCCTCTTATCAAAAGTGACCCCGCTTTAGCTCATAAGATACAGATGTCTAAAAACCCAGCTGAAACGGCTTATAAACTTGGAAAATTATCTGACGCGTATGAGGAAACCAATATGAAAAACCAAACTAGCCCACGGGCAGAAAAGATTTTAAAAAATACTTCTCGTCCTGTAAGCAGTGCGGCTGCGGGAACCCCTCTTAAATCACAAGCAGATCAATATTCCAAGATGTCGCCAAGCGAAGTTTGGCAACAATCTCAAAAATGGGCTAAAGGGGCTTAAAATAGGAAAAGTCAAGGATGACGATTACCACAACAAACGCCCTTCCAGCTCCTGTTCAGCAATGGTTTGATAACGTGCTTTTAAGCCGTCCCATGCCTAAGTTGATCCACAAGCAGATGGCGCTAAAAAAAGAGCTTCCGCCTAATTCAGGGCGTATCGCTCGCTATCGTAGATATACGAACTTAGCCACAGCTACCGTTCCTCTTCCAGATTCTGGCTTAACGCCTCCTGGACAGGTTCTAAATGCTGTTGATATTGATGCAAGATTAGATTGGTATGGCACCTATGTGACGATCACCGATCAGGTCATGTTTATCAATCAGGACCCTAAAATGTATGGGGTCTTTAAACCCGCTCTAATTGACTTGGAACTCCTCGCCGCTTAAGGGAGGAAGACAAGGCGCAAGGGCAATAGAATGTTTTAAATGGTGACCATGAAAACGAGTGTTCAAAGTCCTAAGATCAGTCATGAGAGAATAGCGAAGAGCTTTAGTTTCTTGGCTAACAAAAACCTTTCCCCGAACTCGTGGAAAAGTCTCTCTCATTTTGATCATGATTTCAGCATGTCGTTTTTTAACTTTGAGATGGGGCAAAAGCTCTTTTGTGAGATCTGTAAGAGAATTACCGGAAAATTCAAGGCTGTATGTCACGACTTCATTTTGTCTAAGCTTTTGTTTTTTGGTCCTCTTATCAATAGAACCACCAAAACGCTCTTGAATCCACTCAAGGACCTCATAGTTGTTATTGCTAATCTTCAAAAGAGTGTGATAGTTGAAGTTGAAATTGCCCGTGCAAGCCGACTTGGTTTTGAACAGGCCGATGAAAAAACATCCTTCACCATCAATGAAGCCAGCAAGATAGCAAAGGTCATCGCGATTATACATAATGTCTTCTTTTGTTTAAGACTACATTATTTTAAACCAAAACACGAATATTGTCCAGCGTGAACGACTAAATGAGTAGGACCCGAAAGGGTATGCGATAGTCTGACCTCTACGTATAAATGAAGGTAGAGAGGCTGATTCGAAGAGGTCGGCCCGCCCAGGTAACTGGGTCACAAAAGTAACAGAATGGTACTAAATCAAACCGTTTCCCTCTTGGCTCAGTCAATGAGAGAGACAGAAGATGAATTGATTAGAAATATGTTGGCATCGACAGCCTCCGTAATTAACTGTACGGGCGGCGTAAATGGTGATAACCCAACAGAATTATCTCGAAGCGATATTGATGCTGTGATTTTAGCATTGCTAGGAAACGACGCAATGATGATCTCTGACAACATCGAAGGTACGTTGAAATTTGGTACTGCTCCAGTTAGAGAAGCATTTTGGGGCATGTTGAATACTGCAATCTTGGACGACTTAGAGTCAGTTACTGGCTTTATTTCTCAAGCTCAGTATCCATCCAACATGAACGTGCTTAATGCTGAATGGGGTTCCATTTCGAATATTAGGTTCTTATATAGCTCAAGAGGCTCTATAACTCCTACTGCTTCGTTAAATGGAAATAATGTTTATAATATTTTTGTCACTGGTGAAGAAGCCTATGCTATTGTCGAACTGACAAGTGCCACAGCCTCCTTTATCTATACCCCTCCTGGTGGACCGACCGATCCACTTCGTAGGTTGCAGTTAGGCGCATATAAATTTGCTCAGGTGCCTCGTTTGTTGAATGACGCTTGGATCTTCAACCTACGTGCAACGCACTCATAAGGAGGTTTATTTATGCCTTTTGCAGAACATTTTATGACAAGTGGGACATTTACTTTGGGGTCTTCTTTTCCTCAAACGGTGAATGTAAACTGCGGTTTTCAGCCTACTAAAGTTATGTTAACTGATGAAACACAATTTGGCGTTGGAAGCTCTGCCTTTATGCAAACAGCATTTTGGGATAGTAATACGCCAACTCAAACAAATGTGACTTATGCAGCCAGTGCTAGTACTTTGTTTAATGCGGCAGTTACTACAAATGGTATTTCCACATACAATGGTGCAGCTGCTTCGCCTCAACAATTATCTTTAGGACCTAAACTTGCGGGTAGTACATACGCTAAGTCTACAGGTACTTTTACAATTTCTTCTACTGCCTCTCTTTTTCCTGGCGCAACTGTCCTTATGACAGGTTTTAGCGTAGATAAGCAATTGGGCGGAATGCTTTTCACTGTTAGTACAGTGGCAAGTTCCACCACTTTTACAATTGCAAATTCTGGAAACTGGCTTAACACAGCTAGTTTCATAGGGGGAACGCAAACATTTAACGTACAATTGGTAACTGTTCCTTCCCTTTATTTTCCTCAAAATTCTCAGATCGTTTTTATTTCTGCTGCTAACTCAGCCGTTATAACTACTTCGACGAATTTAGGATTATCAGTAGGTCAACAAGTGCGTTTGTATGTTCCTAAAGCTTTTGGGATGACTCAAGCCAATTTCACTACTGCAGTAATTTCGGCCACAAGTGGAAACCAAATAACTTTAGGAGGGGCATCAGCAGCAGCAGGCGGAGGATTTGGCGTAAACAATGGGCTAAATTCATCTAGCTTTACAACATTTAGCTGGCCCACGGCAACGGGAGTTCCTTATACCCCGGCCTATGTTGTGCCGATTGGTTCTGGTCCTTATCCTGAAGGTTTAGGCTTTTATAATGCTGATACCTTGCAAGATTCCACTATCAATACTGCATTTCAAGGTTTCACTGTAGGATCTAACATTTTACAGACATCAGGCACATTTATTGTGGCTGCTTCTGATGTTATTTCTTGGACAGCATGGAGAGGAGACATTTAATGACTTTCACTCCTGAAAGGATAGTCATTACTGGAATCACGCAGGCTAACCCCTGCGTGATTTCTGTTCCATCTACATCTGGTTTATCAACTGGGCAAGTTGTTAGAATACATGTACCTAAAAATTATGGAATGTTTCAGCTTAACCAATTAGCTGCAAGCATAACAGTTTTGTCTAATACAACATTTAGCATCCAATATTCTCAGATCCCAGTAGCTAGTAATGTAAATTCTACTAATTATCCTGCTTTTAGAATTCCTTCTAGTCCACAATTTACAGCCGAAATAATCCCTATGGGAGCTGGACCTACTCCAATTACAAAAGTTCAATGGCAAATTAACAATAATTTCTGCGCCTCTTCATTAGAAGACGCAACAATAAATAACAGCACTTCCCCAATACCTTTTTAAATAACAAGGAGGCCATGAATGGCAAGAACAGAATTAATAAAAACTCATGATAGAACCATGTTGATTCATAAGAAAATCAATAAACAACCTGTGAATATCGATTCAATCGAAGCTTTGACGCATGAAACAGATAAGAAAGTCAAAGGAACATTTGTGAATGTAGAATGTCCTGGACAACCTGCAAAAGTCTGCGGAAAATTTTATAAAGGTCAAGAATATTTTACTCAAGTTTTTGAAGATGGAGAAAAATATACGATCCCTTTGTCTATCGCGAGATTTATAAATGAACGTTGTCATTATGAACAGCATAGCCATATTCAAGATGAAAAGGGAAATCCTATTAAAACAGGTAAGACGATCCCACGCTATAA